CAAGAAATTGCAGAAACATACAACCCGCAAACATACGGTGCGCGTATTAACGTTGAGCACATCCGTAGTGTTTTACCTGATAGCAGCTTCGGCGCTTATGGGAACGTAGTTGCAGTAAAAGCCGAAAAAGTCGATGTCAACGGTGAAAAGAAACTTACTTTATTTGCCCAAATTGAACCAAACGACAATTTGATTGCACTCAATAAACGCAACCAAAAAATTTATACATCGATTGAAGTTAATCCAAATTTTGCCAATACAGGCAAAGCCTATTTGGTTGGTTTGGCTGTTACAGACAGTCCAGCTTCGTTGGGTACAGATATGTTGCAGTTCGCTGCAAAAGCTGAAAAAAACCCGTTTGAGAGTAAAAAGCAGCATAAAGACAACTTGTTTACAGCTGCAGCTGAAGTTGAACTTGAATTTGAAGAAGTCGAAGAACCAAAAGTTTTTGGTGCTGGTCTCGTTGGCACAATTCGAAATTTATTCAAAAAGCAAGAACAAGCAACAACCGAGTCTTTTAGCAACACAGAGCAAGCCATCCTTGAAATTGCTCAACAAACTGCTGAACAGGGTACAGAAGTCACAAATCTACAGACCTCTTATAGCGAACTGAAGCAAAAGCACGATCAGTTAGCCACTGACTTTTCACAATTGCTATCAAAGCTCGACATCACACCTGACCAATCCCCACGACCAAAAGCGTCTAACACTTCCTTCTCAGAAATTGAAGCCGAAGTCGATTGTTAATTCCTGATTATTAGAAATTTATAGAGAAAAACATGCGTAACCTAACACGTCAAAAATACAATGCTGTAATGACTCAATTGGCCAAACTTAATGGCGTTGAAACAGTAGAAAAGAAATTTAATGTTGAACCTTCAGTCCAACAAAAATTGGAAGAAAAAATTCAGCAGTCATCTGAATTCCTTTCCCGCATTAATATTCACCTTGTTACTGAACAGTCAGCTGCTGCGGTTGGTTTAGGAGTTAATCGCCCGATTGCATCGCGTACCAATACAAATACTGGTGAACGACAAGCGAATGATCCAACTTCAATGGATGATCGCGTATATCTGTGCCGTCAAACTAACTTTGATACTTCAATTAAGTATGCCAAGTTAGATCAATGGGCGAAATTTCCTGACTTTTATACTAAATTCCGAAGCGTAATTATTAAACGCCAAGCTCTTGACCGTATCATGATTGGCTTCAATGGTATTTCAGCAGCCCCAAATACTGATATTGTTGCTAATCCATTGCTTCAGGATGTCAATAAAGGCTGGTTACAAAAGCAACGTGAAGAAAATAAAAGCCGTGTCCTAAAAGAAGGTAAAACCGCTGGAAAATTAACAATCGGGGCAGGTGGTGACTACCAAAACCTTGATGCATTAGTCATGAATATTGTTGACGAAATGATTGATGAAGTTCATCAAGGCAATCCGGATTTAGTGGTTATTTGTAGCCGTAAACTTCAATCCGATAAATATTTCCCTCTGGTAAATAAAGAACAGCCTAACTCTGAAAAGTTAGCCGCTGACATCATTATCAGCCAAAAACGCATGGGCAATTTACCAGTCTATGCAGTTCCGTTTTTCCCTGAAGATTGTTTGCTTGTAACTACTTTCGATAACCTTTCAATTTATGTTCAAGAAGGTGCTCGTCGTCGTACCGTTATTGATAATCCAAAGCGTGACCAAATTGAAAACTATGAATCTTCAAATGAAGACTACTACATCGAAGATTTAGGGTTAGCTGCAATGGCTGAAAATATTGAAGTACTTGCGGGGTAATTACGCATGAACTTGGCCCGTCAACATTTTCGTAAACATCAAGCCAAATCTGCAGCTGAACAAGCTGCAGAGTTCGGCAGTATGAAAAATGCAACGGCATACGAGCTGCAACTTATGCAGCTCAACAATGACCGTGCTCGCTTAAAGCAGATCCAGTCGACTGAAAATAAGATCAAACTTAAAAAAGAATTGCTACCAAATTATGCCCCTTATATCGATGGCATTCTTGAAGCGCAAAGTGGTGTACAGGATGAAATTCTTACTGAAATGATGATCTGGAATATTGATACATCTAACTTCAGTCAAGCGTTACAGATTGCTGAATATGTTCTCGTTCATAACTTGTCTTTACCTGACCGCTTTGAACGAACACCAGCATGTGTCATCACCGAAGAAATTTCTGCAACTTTCCTCAAGCAGCTTAAAACAAATGTTGATATTGACATTAATGTGTTGAAGCAGCTCGAAAGCTTAATGACCAATCCGGATTTACCGTCGAAGACTTTAGACATGCCTGATCAAGTTAAGGCAAAAATGTATTTAGCATTAGGTAAAGCGGAATTGCGTTTGATTACCGATAAGGAAGCGCCTGATCCTGTTCATACAAAAGCGGCTTTAGATTATCTACAAAAAGCCGTGGAACTGGATGATAAGTGTGGTGGACGTGGTGATTTGAATCTCGTGCAAAAACTTTACGATAAATTTGCTCCAAATACGAATCCTACCACTGAAACAGAAACAAATACGGGTGATGTAACAGCATCATCATAACGAGTGCCCACGCACCGCACTGGCGAACAATGGTAGTGATCTTACACAGTAAATCCTCACCGAGCCATTGTTCCCACCAGTGCATTAATGGGGGAGTAACATGGGATTTTCTGCAAACGGTAATACA